TGGAAATTAACTTCTGGATATGTACCAAGTTCTTGTACATCACCCGCATATACAGCACCCATAGCACCCATCAAAATTTGAGTGTTAAGACCTTGTGCTTGAATACGAGTAAACAAAGGAGTAATAACAGCGTTTGGTTCAACAGGTTCACGAATTAAAATTTCCATAGCAGTTTGAAGCAATGGAGTAATTTCGGAAGCCTTAACCATATCTTTATTTTTTGGACTAATTGTTTCAGAGAAAGATTTCCAAGAAACCTTTTGTTCGGAATCAGCTAATTGACCATTATTACGAATCATGTCTGCTAGATAACGAGAAGCAGCCTTTGGATTGCTAGGTAATGCTAGCTCGGTACCATCTACTAATCTTAAAGTTGTCATATTTAAATATCTCCTATAATTTATTATTGAATCTTAACATTGATTACAACGATTTGGTCAGCCACAGTCTCTTGAGACAAGGTAATCAAATCAGAGAAACCACGAGTAGCACTACCAGGCATCTTGCCAGTTGCACCAAACTCTTCGCCTTGGAACCCAGTACGTACTCTTTCAAGAAGACTCTTTGGTTCCTTGAATACTGTTAAGAGACGACCGCAAACCATACCCTGACTAAGTGCTTCGAATAATTGACCATTAGGTACAGCAACAAAGTTTGAATTTTCATCAAAGGTAACAAAATCACCAGGCTTACCAGCACCTACAAAATGCTGCATACGCTCTTGAGTAGATGAAGCACCATCATATACATAGAATTGAATTTGCTTACCAGCAAATACTGCAGGAAGAGCAGCACCAGCACCAGCATTAGAATAAACAATCAACATTGCTGAGAATTCATCTACAAACCAATCGCCTTCTTTAGCAAGAAGATCAATACCACTACGTAAACGTGTACTTGCACCTGCTGCTAGATTAGTCCAGCTAATAGGAGTGCGAGTAGTATTTGCAGCAACATTACCTGGTTGACCAAGTTGAACTGCAACTAAAGCTTCAACTGGAAGTCCAGCATAACGAGCCATACCTGCAAGAGTTGCACCAGTTATAACATTTGCGTTTTGAATAGTTTTCTCATCTAAACCATGTACTACTTGAGGAACCTTCATTTGAATATCAGTAAAGAACTGAATCAAATGTTGTTTTTGATAATTAGTAAAGTGAAGGTTTGCGAGGTCATCACCAGCCCAAACAAATACATCATATGATAATACGCCAACTGGAGAGGAAACACATTCATTTACAGCAGCTTGTAAATCTTCGATTTCTGCGTTTGCTTGTAAAGCTGCATGGTCAACAGGAATTAAACCATGGTCAGCCAATGCTTGTACAAAATCACCTAAAGTAACATTCTTGCTACCAGCACCACTGAGAGCAACAAATTTACCAGTAGTAATATCAATTACGCGAGCATCTTCATCCATTTGATGATAAGAAAGCATTACATGAGAAGCATCTGCTGCTGCTGCGGCTCTAGCCAAGTAACCAGCAGGAACAATTCTACCATCTGCAAAAAAGGAAACAACCTTACCAGCAGACATTACGAAATAGTCTTTGCTTCTTTGATTCTGCCATACAACTGGAAGCCATGCAGCAGGCTTCCATTCACCAGCAGGTACGGAAACGTTAGTTTGAACTACGTTATTGGGGGTGATTTGATCCATCAAATCATTACGAGTTTTAAATCTACTCTGGAATCTATCAATTGCCATATCTAACTCCTATTATTTTTTAGTTAAACTTTATCAGGATGAAAGCCACGTGGTAAATAGCCCGCTTGACTTTGTAAATAATGTTCTGCCGAATTAAAACCATATTCATCTTTAATACGAATGTAGGTATCAACTACCTTTTGTTCAAACGCACCTAGATTAGTTTTAGTAACACCATTTACTTTATCAGTTAATCCTAAATGTTCAGAAGGATTCTCTATCTTTTTATTAAGCAAGTCAAGGTTATTTATGTCATTTTTTGATGAAAAATTAATGTCATTATTTACATTAATATTTGTGTCATTTTTGACATTTATTTCTTCATCATTTTTGACATTTTCTTGGGTACTATCTTGTTGTAAATCTTTAGATGCAAATTTTTCAAGAACTTTAGCAATTTTTTCTTCTAAAGTTTTAATTTTTTCTAAAGCATCTTCGTATTTCTTATTTAATTCTTGGAATTCCATATCATTCTCTTTATCGCATTTTAATATTTTAGCTTTTCTATTTACGCAAGTTAAAATAGTTTTCTTTACAGCATCACTTGTTTTTGCTTGACCAATAAGCTTTCTAGCAGATGTTACATGTGCGCAATCTGGTACAGGGAAAGACCTATCTGCACCACAGAATACATCATCTGGCAAACTATTTCTAGCTTCAGTAGATAAAGCCTTGTCACCCATAATTGCAGTTAAAGCTAAATCAAATGTAAACCAATCAATTTCTAAATCATCATTGAATGATTCATCATGAGCTTGTTGTTCTTCTTGAGTTGGTTCATTTACTTGTTCTAGCAAATCATTATCTAATTCATTATTTTCATTCGACATATTGAAGTCCTTCTGTGGTTTTGATTTATTATTTGATTTTTTAGGATGCCCGGCTGGAAGCAAATCATTATCGGTAGTGTACTTGGGGTTAGAAGGGCTGCCACTACTTACTAATTTCAAGAATGCATTAACTCTTGCAATACCCCATCCTGAACGCGACATACCAGGCCTATGAGTGTTAGAGAAAGCACCAGTACCTCTACGATAAACTGCCTTTAACATTCCTAAGGTTACTTTCTTACCTTCCTTATCTCCATGCTTTTCATTGTGCGCAGAGACTTTAGCCTTCAAGGATTCAAGTGCAGAGCCTACTTCTATTGATTTACTAGAATTAGAAGCAGAACCCTCCTTATTAACTTTAGATCCTTTAATTCTTTCAGATGGTTTAGCCGGAGTTTTTGCACCTTTACCTTCTGGAGAAGAACGCTCTGCATCATCTGCTTCTAGCTCATCATTGTTAGCTTCAGAGATTTTAATAGCCCAGTCGACACCAGATGTACCACCCCAACCTAACCATGCTACGTATCCTCGATCCTTCCATGGTTCAGATTTGAATTTAGGATCTACTTCTGCATTTTTTCTATGGCGATTAAACATAGCCATGCGCTTAACAGTAGATAAACCAATTTCTGATTTAGTAGCTAATTGCCTTGCACGTGCCCAACCAACAGCTGTCATACCTTTGACATCAGAGCCATGCTTTTCCTTCCAATCAAGAACTTTTTGAGCATTACCTTTAGCACCAGCAGGAACCTTAAAGGTTTTTTCATCTGTAAGTTGAGAATTGAAATCTAATACTTTTTCGGCTTCTTTGTTGTCTTCTTGGGTTTCATTGGTTGTTTCTTGGGTGTTGTACTCATCGGAAGATCCTCTCTCGTTTTGAATGTCATTTTCGTTATCCATTTCAAAATCAGTTAAAATGATTTCAATTGCATTGCTATCTTTTATTTGTTTATCATTTGTTGGTAATTCAGAGTCTGTCATTCTCTCAATAGATACTACCTGAGAAAAATTATCAGCTGGAGTATTTACTACTGAGCCTTCATGTACATTAAAATCACCACAAATAAATACACACATTTCTCCGTCATATTCTTTACCATGTTCATGCTCGCAAGGACCATTTAAAGCCCAATCCTCATTACAAATAGAACAAACATGTCTGTTAGTAGAGGTGCCTGCACTAAAGGTTAAATACCTACCATCAAGGAATTTTTTAATTGCATCCTCATCTGTGATATTAGCTTTTACACGCATTCTACCAACACCAGGCCATTCACTATTCTTTAATAAGGAATACTTACTTAAAGATTTATAAATATGCTCTGGTTCGTCTGAATCAAATGCATGTCTTAATTGATTATATGCGCCTAAATCATTTCTTAAATGACCCATAATATACTCAGATAAATCTTGATATTCGCCACCAATAAATCTACCAATTGGATCTGATTGCTGGTCGTGATTTCTGAGAATTGGCTTGTTAAAAGGATTTGTTAAAGACTCTACGCCTTTACGTTGTCCTCTTGCAGAATAAATTCTGTTGTTAATCTTTCTACCTGAATGACTTAAATCATATGTAATTACTAACCCTTTTCCTTTAGTATAGGAATTAGTAATTAAATTATCAGTAAGCTTAATCTTTTCCTCTTTATTCAAAGACAAGATTTTGTTATCAGGATTGATAGCAACATAATCATTAAATTTAATAATGTTAGTCATGTGCACTCCTATCAATCTTTATTATTAATTGATTCAATAAAGTTATCTAAAACTGAGTCTATATCATCTGTAGATAATATCTTATCTATAGTGTCAAAAATCAAGTAATTCAAATTTTTCTGATTATTTTCGTCCAAGCCCTTGACACTACTTTTTTCGTTACTACTATTATCTTTAGTTAGTTTAGGTGCTGAGCGAACCCCTTGCTGGTTCGCTGGTCTAGCCTGATTAGCTGACTGGCGACTAGGTGCATTACTAATTACATTGCTATTAGTCTTCTTATTGTTATTTGTATTATTAGTTTTAGATTCTTTACTTAATTGAGATTCAGTAATATTACTTGTTGGTGCTGCAGCTAATGCTTGCGCAGCTGCACTAACTGGACTACCCATTATCTTTAATAATGCTGCAGGTTCCTCGTAAAGCTTATAATAGTTCTTATCTCTATCTAACTCCTCAATTGGTTTTTCACCTAAACGTTTACGAGCTTCATCCTCGGTAATTAATTTATTTAACCAAAGCTGAATTGTTTGATTCTCGAGCTTAGACTTTTCTTCCTTATCAACAGTACCAAACTTAATTTCTACACGTTTTTCAGGATCCATAACAACATCTGAAAAACCACCTTCTATTAATAGCTCGTTAATAACATAGGTATCTATAAACATTTTAATATTAGCCTGCAATGCTTCTACATCTTGAATTGCAGATTTAGATAATGTAGATGCAGTACTGCTATTTGCAGAATCTCCTTCACCCATATCCATAGGTGTAACTCCCAACCCTGCAAATACTCTTTTCTTAAAATAATCTAAATATTCAATTGCATTTAAAGCTTTACCCTCTGCACCAAGCACCTCTATTTTGTGTCTATGGTCAGACACAAAAATACCACCACTAGGCATATACTCAATAGTAGACCTTACTATATCTGTTTCCTTAGTGCCATCAGGTCCATAACGTTCAGGATGCTGGTCTGTACCTACAGTGTAATGGAATAAAGGATTCAAATTTGCATCTACCATAGATTCTACATTTTCCTCTAGACGACGCAATAAAGCAACATCCTCTAATACAGCTAAAATCTCAGGAGTACCCATTGTAAACCCAGGTTTTTTATTAGTATAAAAATGTATTACATCCTCTGGAGCAAATTCCTTTGACTTACCTGTGTTATGCATTATTTGCATAACCTTCTTAATTTCACCATTAGGTTTAACCTTAAACCATAAGGTTTCAAATGGTAATAAAAAATAACCCGCAACAGGATCTAATTCTTTATTAAGATGTGGTCTGATTACGCCACTAGATGCCTCTGAATCTCTAACCTTGACCCACATGCAATTAGAATATCTAGCTAAATCATGCGCAGTATTAATAATCATCATATCAAATGGCATACCAGAAACTATTTCAATTTCTCTTAAACGTTTTTTAATATAAGCTACTGCTTCTCTATCCTTACCTA